TAAATGAATCTATGATGCTTTCTTTTACTTCGGCTATGCTCAGGAAACCGAAGAACCACTCAGTTTATGAGGGTAGGGGGCTTTACTTCAGACATGCTCAAAGTTCTGAAGAACCACGTAGTTTATACGGGTAGAGGACCATCATATTTTATTCATTCACTATAATAATATATAAATGATTTTACTTTTTATCTATAGTAATATCCATATTATAGATATCTGTAGATTTTTTCTTTGTTACGACACCATTGGTTGTAAATATTTTATATTCTGTATCTAAAGTATCTTCAATAGGAATCTGTTTTTCATAATAAGAAGGATATTTATGAGTTGCTAATTCTTTAGTAAAATCATCTGTAGAGATTTCTTCTCCATTATAGATTATCTTTGTAATAGAAATATCATCTTCTCCAGGAAATAAAGATCCCATCTTATCTAAAATCATATCTAATTCATTTACATAATTTTCAGTATTATTCTTGGTTTCTTCTTCTATTTCTTTAGACTTTTTAACTGTTTCTTTATCTAAAATGATATAACAGGTAGTAAGTATTACAAGATTTATCATTTCATTCAAAATATTAATTTGATTAGATTTCTTGTTCAATTCTGCTTCTGCATCTTTTCTAAACTGAGTTACATCTTCCTCAATATGCTTTATACCAGCTTCTCTAATCAGATCTTTATTCAGCATGATTTTATGATAATCTTTCATACTATAAATCTTACCATCTGTATTTATAAGAAGCCAGTTAATTTGTACGTCTGCTTTTTGAAAGAATAATTCTTCAATTTCTGCTTCTAACTTCAATAATCCTTCAGTAGATAATTCTACTTCATCTATAAATTTAAAAGCTTCTATTTTTCTATCTTCATCAAAGTCAATAAGATTATCTACTTGAACTGATAAGAATCTTAATAATTCTGTTTCATTTCTATTTATATAATTATTTTTAACTCCATCAGATAATTCATCAAAGATATTATAGATATTTACGGTGATCATATTCTTTTCTTTCCTCCCTATATATTCTTTATTATAAAGTTTTACAAATAATAATTTTATATTCTGTACTATTAGGTAATATATTAATCTTCTTTCAAAGAAAGGTAATGGGATATGGAAAATTATTTTGTAATCACTTCTGATACTTTCTATGTAACAGATAGTAAGATTTATGATGATTCTACTTTAGCAGTAAACTTGTTTTTTAAGACTGCAGAATCTGCAGAAGATTATGCTAAGAGTATTGTAGAAGAATATGTTTCTGATGATGAAGCTACAACAGAAGTTCCTTCTGAAGATATTAAGAAATTTATTACAACTCTTGGTTTAGATGAAGAAGATGCAGAAGGATATTATTGCACTACTTATAAATATCAAGAAGATGGAAAAGAATTTATTGTAGGATATCGTGTTGAAGTTATTGATGAAGCAGATTAATTTGTATCTCCATAGCGATTTGCTATGGAGATATTTTGTGTCTAAAACCCCAAAATACCCCATCTAATATAAGTATTTTAGAGTAGTATTTAGTTAATATTGTTCATTATTTTATTTATGTAGATTTATCGACTTCGAGGAAAGATGTATATTTAGTTAATATTGATTATATCATCAAATTAAGATTTTTATTTTAATCTTTTCTTCTAAAATACGCAATTGAAAATAAGTTTAACACAATAGTGAATTTTTAAAAAACCTTTATGGTTGGCTTAACCATGCTATCCATAAGCATTTTAAAAAATACACATTTTTATAAGTTTTGGCATATTTAACGCCACATTATTATAATACGGATTTTTATGTGATTAAATCAATAAGATTGGGAGGATTATAAGATGCCGGAATCTGTTTCGTCTAATAGAAATAATCAGGTTATTTCTAATCTTATTAATGGTGATCTACGACTATATGGCAGATATGATAATAAAGAGTTTGGTGCATCTGTCGAAGTTTATAATAATGCTTATGTAGAGTATATTGCTATTGTAGAGGGCAGAACTTCTATGGTTCCAGCTAATAAAGCAAAACATATAACTGCTGTATTAGACTTAGAACCAGAATATATAGAAGATGAAAATAATCTTATAGAAATAAAGGGAACCGATCTTGTATTAGAAAATACATCTTACATGCTGTTTCCTGAATTAAAAGGTAAGGTTAAATTAGAAGAGAGTGAATTCGATAATTTAGATATTATTAATGCTGATTTCGAATTAAAAGATGAAGAGCAAAATACTGATTTATTAACTGGTGAATTAGATTTTGCTTATGGTATCGATAAAGATATACCTGTATCTTTTAAATATGAAAAAGCAAATATAGAAGAAAATGATTTGAATTCATTTGAAGCTAAATTAACTGTAAAAGATTTTTGGAATAAAACTGATCTTTTAAATTCTACTGTAAATATTAATGCTAAGAATTTTAGTAGCAATATGATTTACGGTGGAAATCTGAATTACTTATCTACTATTGAAAACTATGACTTAGATTCTAAATTAGAACTGGGTAATAGAACTAAACAATTATATCTATATGGAAGAACCAATATTCAACCTAATAGAGCTATCTATTCTATATTCTCAAAAGTATTGGTAGGTTGCACTTCTAATACAGAATTTAAGGCAACTATAAAGGTTGATGATTATATTAGAGAAATTCTATCTGATTTAGAAATAGAACCTGAATATCAAGATATCGATCTTATGGACTGTGTAGTTCATATGCATGATTATAAAATAAATGAAATAGACTGCACAGTTGATTTAGATAGAGTAGATACTTTAAAACAGTTTGACGGGGTTGTAGATATAATCATTCCTGTAAATAAAGATATAGAATCTACGGTAGTAGTTCCTATAATAGTATCTAATAAGGATATAGATATTATAGATGGTAGTTTATCCTTTGGTGAAAGACAAGTATCTGACTTGTATTCTGTAATACATGTATTGAATGATAGATATATCAAACCTGAACCCACAGATGAATTTTTAATTGTAGATACCATAGAAGATCTTATGGATCTTCCTAAAGATATGCTTATTCCTGGTATGAAAGTATTCGTTAAATCTCTTAAAAAGGAATATAGGTTAAATGGATCTAGAAAGGGGAATAAGAATAATGGGTAATTGTAATTGTTGTCATGGAGATAAATTAGATAAACAAGATCAATTTATTTTAAACTGGTCAGATGTAACTGCTGAAGCAGAATTTACTTGTTCTTTTGAAGTAAAATATGATCAGAATCAGATATATAATAATTGGACAAACTGTAACTGTTCGAAAGATACAGCAACTCAATATGTTAGACCTTATGGAAGGGTTGCTATTGTTGTAGATCCTTTATGGAATTATGAACCTTATTTGGTTACTAGAACATTGATTACTTTCTTTGAAAGATTCCATAACAGAATGAATTTAGAAGTAGTCTACGGTGGTTCTCCCAGATCAGATTATGATGTAGAACATATAGCTCATATGTATGGAGTAGATTATAAGAATATGTGCTCTTCTCCTATTGTTAGAAACTTTAGAGATCATACAGAAGTCAAGTATTCTGTAGATAGATTTATTGATAATATGATAAATTTCCATCCTTTCTCTAATTCTACTAATATTAATAGGGTTATAATCTTCGCTGATTGCAATGCTTCATATAGAGCTAATTCTATCTATCCTATTATTAGATTCTGTAAGAATAATAATATCTCTTGTATCATAATCCATTCTGATGGTCAATATGATGAAGTAAACAAAGTATTCTATGAAGATATAGATAAGAATGGAAATAGAATCATTCCTGGATCTAATTTCCATACTCCTTATACAACAAATATGATTTATGAATGTAATTCGTATAATCAACCAACTAATTATGTATATGGAAGAAAATATCCAAAAGAATGCAGTTGTTGTGATAATACAACAGGAAATATTTGCCGTCCTCCTAGAGTTCCTAATTTATATGATTATGAAAGTAGAGACTCTGGTTGGAGAGGAGAATATTATGGTGGGCCTTTCCATAATCATAGAAAGCATAGCTATTTAAATTATGATCAAGAAGATATAGATGATTCTTACTGTGATCCTTGTGGTAGATTATATTATACTGGTAAACTTATAGATTAATTATTTATCCCATACTCATTATGAGTATGGGATTTATTTTTTATTAAAGATATAACTTGTCTATAAGAAGGATCGAACTATATTAAAAGGAGAGAAACTATATGCTAGGGAATATTATCAAGAAATTAGTTGCAGAAGCTAATGAGAAAAATCAAAAGGATAGAAACGAAAAATGGGCCGAATCCAATTATGAAAATCTTGAAACGGATTTAAAAACGGAGTTTAGAGTTATTGATACAGCTCCTAATGTTTATATTTTAAATAGAGCTGGTAGAGTGTGTGTAAATATGCTACCTGTAGAAGGTTATAAAGCACAATTAGAATATGCTAAACGTATGGGAGCAAGAGGACATGAGTCTCCTTTTGAGCATACAAATACAATAGCTTTAATTTCTTTAGCCTTTGATCATACTTGTAATGTATTTGATATATATGATGTAATAGAAACTCTTTCTACTTGTAATTTTAATAAAGTAATTACAAAGTTCTCTAATAATAAAATCTATATTTTATTAGGAGGATCTGTAAGAGCTTTTGGTAATATATTAAGAGAAACTAATGAAGAAAATGTCTTTTGTGAAGACGTAATTAAAAATATAATGTATCAATCTTTTGAAAAAGAATTATTAGATACTTATATCAAAGAAGAATACTTAGATGAAGATGAATGTATTTATCATCCTAGCACCAATGCAACAGAAATCATTTCTAAAGTAACCCAATTTAGATATGAAAAAGAAAAATTAGAATCTCCTAATAATTATGATTTTGTAGCAGAAGATGTAAAAGACCCTGAAGAAGAAGAATTTGGAAAAACAGTAACTTTCGTATACGGGTCTAAACCTTTAGATGTTTATAATAAAATCAAAGAATATGGGTTTACACTTCATGATGCTATGGAAGTATGCACTTTTAGTGTAGTATTCCATGATATATCTAGAGCGTGTGCTAATCAGATGACTCGTCATAGAGTTGCTATTTCACAAGAATCTCAAAGATATGTAAAACATGATACAGATAAATCACAATTTGTAAATCCTATCAATATTTGTGCAGATCGCTATAAAGATCTAAATCCTGAAGTAAAAGATGAATTAACGAAGTTTACTGATCCCTTTTATAAATACAAGTATGCTCTTTCTAATGGATTATTAAAAGAAGATGCTAGAGCATGGTTGCCTATGAATGTAAATACAAAGGTAATGATGACTTTTACTTATTCTCAACTTGCTCATTTCATTACATTAAGAACTAGTAGCGGGGCTCAAGAAGAAGTAAGACAGGTTGGTAATGATATCAAAACTGCTATGCTTTCAAAATGTGGATTAGATATGACAGATGATGATATTTATAAAATTGCATTGGCTAATAAATCTAAAGAAGATTCTATAATAGAAGATGCTAATATAGATGAAATCATTGCTGATGAACAAGAAGAATCTGTTAATAATATTAAAGACTTAGAAGTCAATAATATAGAACAAGCTAAAGAAATTCTTAAAAAAGCAGAAGAATATCGTGAATTCGATGATGAAAATTAATGGGGGAAATTATAATGAAATTTACTAAACCTAGATTCCAATCTACAAATCTTGCTAAAACTTTTGATTCTTTTGAAGATGCTTATACTAATATCTTAAAGCATGTTCCTGAACTAAAATCTTATTGTGGTGATACAGCATTAGACAGTGCTGTGCTTCATAATATCATGAATACGATTCTTAAAAATATTCCTTCTATTAGTAATAAGAACTATCCTAATACACTTTCTTTTAGCATCAATGCAAAAGAAGTAGGATTTAAAACAGATTCTAATATTGCTTTTGGGTGGAGAACAGTATTTGATAGAAAAGATGCTTCTATTAAATATAAATTTAGAATTACATTCATCAATGCATCTACCTATCAACAAGAAATCATTTCTTCTATGATTGATGATAAATGGTTTACTGTAACTCCTAAACATCAATCTAGATTCTGGAATGATATTGAAGGTAAAAAACCTGTATTTGATGAAGAAGATACTGTTGAAAAAGAATAATAAAAATATATCAAAACCCCTTATGCTTTCGGGCATAAGGGGATCATTATGTCTAAATATGACATTGTTATAATGCTATATTAAATGAAGGAGGTTCTAGTTTTTTATGGCAAAAAACTCTATTATGGAATACACTAAACGTGTTGGTAAATCCATCAAATTTGCTACCACTGAAGTGTTAAAAGAACAGATGCCTACAACGGTAAATACCGTAGAAACTAATAAAGAATTTGCTAAATCTTATTATAAAGATATAGTATCTAACAAAGGTTCTATTGGTAATAAAATCAGAACGCTTAGGGATCAATATGTATACAAACCTGTTAAAGATAGCTTTAGAAATCTCAAAATGGAGATTACAACAGGTAACTATTACCATGAAAATAGAGAGCTAAATATTCAACAATCAAAAATGATGTCTAGTTTGCTGGCAGATGTTTTTGATGATAATTTTTTAAATGAATTAGAAGGAGCTTCAAATAAAGATGGAGAAGAAGCTACTGGTGTAAAAGGTATAGCTGAAGTAACTAAAGGTGATACTTTAGTAGCATCTATCGTTTCTGGAGAAATTAGAAGCGGAACTAATTCATTATCTAAAATAATAGCTGATTCGGCCAATGCTCAAGCCAGAAACCAACAATTAATTGCTGACGCTCAATATATTCAAGGAGAAAAACAATTGAGTGTTATGCAATCTGGGTTCGGTTCTTTAAGCAAAGGATTAAATTCTGTAATAGAATTTAATAATAAAATTATGCTAAAATATACTCAAAATGCAACTAAGTATTTTGAGGTTATGAGCAATTTAACTGCTCAAAATAATGCTATATTAAAAGAATTAGTAGAATATCAAAGAGCCCTTTATAATTCTAATAATACAAATAATAAAAATACTAATAATAAAATATTCAGTAATAATGGATTTAGTTTAGAAAATTATGTAAATTCTGTTAAAGGAAAATTAAAAAGTAATTCCAATTCAGATTTGTTTTCATTATTACAAAATGCAATACCAATGATGATGGCAGAATTTACCGGAAATCCTATGGGATTTGCACTAAAGCAAGGAGCAAAAACTATTATGGGGAAAAATCTTCGTAATAGTATGAATAAATTTGATGAAAATCTAATAGGATATATTCAAGCTGCTTTAGCAAGATTTGCTGATCTTGGAGAAGGAAAAGGTTCTTTAAGTTCTTTGTTTAAAGCTATAGGAAATAAAGAAAAATATAAAAGCTTTTCTAAAGATTTTGATCCATCAAAATATAATAAAGGCCCAATATCATGGAATGGGATAGCTCAAAAATCTATAGTAGAAGTTATACCAAATTATCTTAGAAGAATTGAAAGTGCATTAACTGGAGATGATATTAGGATATTTGATTATCAAAAAGGTAATTGGACAAAAGAAAAAGCAGCAAAAAATATTGATAAAAATATAGATACTAAATTAGAAAAAGAAGCATTTAAAGATTTTAGAAAAACATTATTTTCTACTATAACTAATACTGGATTAGGAGCTACTAATAAAAAAGATAGAGATGCAAGAGCAAAAGAATTATTAGGAGTTGCTCATAAAATAATGACTGGATTATTGAAGCATGGGAACTTCAATCCTGATCATATTTTAAACAATATAAAGAACTATAAAGATCCAGAAACATCTATAGAAGTATTTAAATTGGTATTAGATATGATGAGAAGCTCTGGTGTTCTGGCTAGACAACAGCAATCTATAACATCAGCCCTTGCTTATAAATCAGATCTTATAAATAATTTTGATATATCTAAACAAGGTTTACACCATGAATTAATAAACGGAGGATTATCTTCAAATTCTTCTGGTAAAGCTAATAGTGTATTAGCTTTGCATAATGCAAGATCAGAAAATTATCAATTAGATATTTATAGAGAATTATTTCATATTAGAAATATACTTTATAGAAATTATGGTAAAAATCCAAGAAAAGGAAAAAGATATAGGTATTCTGATATAGATAGATCTTTTAAAGAGCAACTAGCATATCATGGAAATAAAACTGTATATTCTGATGAAAAATCATCTAATGATAATAATTTTAAATCTACTAAATCAAATTTTGATAAAGATTTAAATTCCCAATTTATAGAATATGCTAGATCATTAAATTCTAATTCTTTTTCTAAAAATAATAATAAAGAATCAGATATAGAAACTAAAATAAAAAACAAAGCAGACGGCTTTGTAAAAACTTTAATTAATGCAGGAAGTCTTGGTGAAAAATTACAAATAATCCAATCTAATATAAATGGAATTTTTAAAGCTCCTGCTGGTATTTTGAATGCAGTTATTAGTGGTGCTGATAAATCTGTATATGAAATGCTTTTTGGTACAGAAAGTGGGAAAAAAGATAAAGACGGTAAGCCAATTAAAGGAATTTTTGGAATAATGTCTAATAATTTTAAAGAGATAACTGATAATATCAATAATCATATTAATGATATACTTGGATCTTTGAGAAATAAATTAGTAAAGAGTTTACCAGAAAAATTAAAATCCATTAATGATTGGCTTGGTTTAGATCTTGATAAAACTATAATAAAAGGTAAGAGAAAAGTAAAAGCTTTTACTAGATTGATGGGAAATTATGCCAAAAGAAATACTAGAGATTTATTTAATTTTGGCAAAAATCAAGTAGAAGGAACTGCTAATGATATAAAAGAAAATATATCTAATGATGATATAGAAAATAATGCTAATGGGGTAAAATATGTAAATCCTAAAAAAGGAGATGTAACATTTACTACTCTTAGTAAAGGTGAATTAGTAATTCCTGCTAACTTAAATCCATTCAATCCAGACAAAGATAAAGTAAATATAGAAGATCAGTTAAATCATGAAAAAGCATATAAAAATAGGCTAATCAGTTCTATAAAAAATTCTAGTTATAATGCAACTGGTGGGGAAATTACTGATAATAATAATTCTTGGTCTAATATAAAGGATGGAATTAGAAAAGATAAAAGTAATTTTAAAGATAAACTTTTATCTAATCCTAATATTAGTAATTTCTTTGAAACAGCATTTGGTCTTAATATAAAAGATGCTTTAAAAGAAGCAAATGATCTTGTAAAGAAAAATATGGGTAAAGGTATCGATGGTGGTATGAAAGGTGCCATATTAGGTACAATATTCCCATTAGGTGGTCCAATTATTGGAGCAATGGCTGGTGCTGGTATAAATATAATTAAAAATAGCACTTCTTTCCAAAAGGCTATTTTTGGGGAAGATATAGTAAATGAAGATGGAACTATTACTAGAAAAGAAGGACTTGTTTCTAAGAAGATGCAAGAAACAATTCAGAAATATCTTCCGGATGCTAAAAAATATATAACTACTGGTGCTATAACTGGTCTTATTCTTCCTTTTGGTCCTCTTGGTGGTGCTATGATTGGTGCCGCTGCTACACTTGCTAAAAACAATAAAGATGTAAATGATTTTCTTTTTGGAGATAAAGGTGGGCTATTAGATAAGAATAGAAAGCAAAAAATAAAGAAACATTTTCCAAAAGTTGCAGCTGCTACTTTATCTACAATGCTTTTAGGACCATTTGGTATTTTAGGTAATGCTATGTTAGGTTCAGCTATAGGAATGATGACTACTACAGATAAATTTACTGATCTTATGCTAGGAGCTAAAGATAGTAAAGGACAACGTAGAGGTGGATTAGCTGGAGCTATTAGAAAACATGTAACAGATCCTCTAAAATATCAAATAAAAGATGTTAGAGATAATTTGGGATCTTGGCTTAAAACGGCATTATTAAAACCATTATCAAATACATTTAAACCTCTTACTAAGCTAATAGGGGTAAAATTATTTGATACTGGGAAAACCATAACAAATTGGTTTAAATTTCAACTAAAAACACCTGGTTTATTATTTGAAAAAATATTTGATAAATTAGGAATAGGTAAAAAGATAGGATCTAAGGTAAAAGGAGCAACTAAATTACTTGGAAAAGGATTAGGAAATGTAACAAATTTCTTAGAAAAACAAGTAGGAAATAGAGCTCAGAGATCATTGATAAATTCTGGATATGGATTAGGAACTACAGAAGAACAAGCTACATTTGCTAATACCCATGGAATAACTAGTGACGAATCTAATATGATCAGATTAATGACCAATGTAGACTCTGAAAATATGGATAGTATAAACAATTCTAGAGCTGTACTCGATAATAGATTAAAACTAATTAATGATATAAAATATAAAGGATTAAAATATCATAAAGACAAAGCCGCAAAAGATATATATACTGAAGCAGAAGGTATTTTCGATGATGTTCGCAAAAATACAAATGGCGAAATAAACCTAAATTCTATGGATTTATATGAAAACTTTAAAGATAATGGCTTTGGTTCTGCTTTAAAAGATATTAAATCATATAAAGATGAAGGAAAAATATCTGAAAAACAATATAATCAATTATTAGCTGTAATGAAAGATTCACAAAATAAAATTGATAGAGCCAAAGAAGCAAATGATCTTATCCATGGAAAAGGCAATATAGGAAATATAACCAAAGATGCACAAGATATATATAATGGGATCACTTCTGGTATAGATAAGAAAGATATACCTATAAAAGAAGGTATGTTTATACAATGCTATGTAAATGCTATACGTGGAAGTGAAAAAGATATAAAGAAACTAGAAGTATTTAATAGAATTATAACTAATAGAATTGAAGAGCTTAATAAAAGAAAAGGAATTTCTTCTGATGAAAGAGAAGAATATATAGAAGATGCAAATAATAAAGCTTCTTCAGCGTCTAGTATTTATGATTTTTTAACTAAGCCTGCTTCCATAGATACTTATAAAAATACTGGATTTGTTCATAGTATAGCAGAAGGATTTAGACTTGCTTTATTTGGAAAAAATGAAAGCATCCCTTCTAAAAAAGAAAATAATGATACTTCAAATTCTAATAATAATGGAATCTTATCTACTTTATTTGGAAGAAATAATCCAAGTGAAGAAGATGTTAAAAATTCTGAAGAACATGCTGGTGGTGGAGTTATTGGTACATTATCAAGCTTGTTCAGTGGTGGTGCTAAAGCAGAAGCTGCTGGAGGAGCTGGTGGTTTATTAGGAGGAATACTAGGAGGAGATAAAAAATCATCCGATGATAAAGATTCCGATAGTAGTGATACTGATAAAGTTACTTCCAAACCTACTGAAATGCGTACCAAAGATGAAATAGCTAGAGATGTTCATGAATTAGATGCTGGTAGTATTACAAATGCCTCTACTTCTTC